TCTGTAACGGGTACGCATGCAAACGTTAATTCTGCCACAAACCCTCTCCCTTTCGGAATCTATACTACTAATGCATTTGTTTCTGGCGCAGTTGATCAAGTTTCCTACGTTTATAAAAAGCTAGGAGGAGATGTATTAGATTTAGAAATTACACAATATCAGGTTTATGCAGCTTATGAAGAGTCTGTTTTAGAATATTCTTATATCGTCAATTCCCACCAAGCAAAAAATGTTTTATCCGATATCTTGGGAAATACAACTGCTTCTTTTAACGAAGATGGTCAAATCCTTACAGGGGATGTTTTATCAGGATCGGATGTTGCTTTAAAATATCCTAAATTTAATTTTGCGTATACTCGGAGAATTGCTGATGGCATTTCTACCGAGGCGAATATCGGTGGTACAACTAATATTTATTCAGCTTCTTTTAATATGACGGGGGGCGTACAAGATTATGATTTGCAAACAATAATTTCAAGTAGTGCAACTAACGCCGCCAATAGTACGTTGCCATTTTTTAATCAAGTTGGCAACAATAATATTACGGTTCGCAAAGTCTATTATAAAACTCCTCGTTCAATGTGGAGGTTTTACGGCTATTATGGCGGCATGAATGTTGTAGGAAATATGTCCACTTATGGACAGTTTGCCGACGACTCCACTTTTCAAATAGTGCCAACTTGGCAGAATAAAGCACAAGCTATGGCATATGAAGATGCTTTATACACACGAATTTCACACTGGTCATACGAAATAAAAAACAATAATTTAAGATTATTTCCCATACCTCTTTCCAATTATTCACCTACTCAGTTTTGGGTGGAATTTACAGCTCAAACGGACGCATGGGTTGACGAGGCCGATTCAAAAACTGGTGCCGCCGGCATTAATAACATGAATACAGCCCCCTTTGAGAATATTCCTTACATTAATATTAATAGTATCGGCAAACAATGGATTCGCAGATTTGCTCTTTCGCTGTCGAAGGAGATGTTGGGCCAAGTTAGAAGCAAGTTCGCCACAATCCCAATTCCAAACGAGGCAGTCACTTTAAACGGAGATGCTTTGATTACACAAGCAAAAGAAGAACAGGAAAAATTGCGGGAAGAATTAAAAACACTGTTAGACGAACTTACTTATAACAAACTAGCGGAACAGGACGCCGCTTTAATTGAAAATTCTGGTAAAGTTCTGCAACAAATTCCTGGTGCGATATACGTGGGGTAAAGATGAATGACACAAAACAAATGGGCACAACCTGAACAGCCACCACCTCCCATGTTTATGGGGCAAAAGGAAAGGAACCTTGTTAAGCAAGTCAATGATGAACTCATCGAAAGAGTCATTGGCCAGCAAATATTATATTACCCTATTAGTATTGATCACACGGATTTTCACGAAATATATGGCGAGGCCATAAGAAAAACGTTTTTGCCACCTCTCAGGGTGTATGCGCTAGTCGAGTGGAATGGTTATGAAACAGAGACCACACACATGGGAATACACAGACGCCCATCGGTGGTGGTACATTTTCACCATCGGAGGCTAACTGAAGATCAAGACTTGTATGTGAGGGAAGGAGATTTTGTTTTGTATGGTCAATCATATTATGAAATTGTGTCTACTGACGAACCTAAAGAGTTATTTGGACAAGCGGCCCACAAAGTGGAGATCACCGCCCAATGCATTAAAGCGCGTGAAAGCTTGTTTGACGCTGGTGGCATAATAGGAAATCCCGGCTCTTACCCATAGGAAAAAAACCATGGCAGAAACAGTAAAAAATTTTCCCCAACATGTATCGACTATAGAAACGATTGATGGAGCGATATGGGATTATCTTCAGGCTTTGAATATTCACGTTATAGGAAACCAGGGATTTAAAAAAATACCTATTATTTGGGCCTCGGCCGAGCGTTCGTATCAGATAAAGCACAATAAAGACTTGAGAGATCCGGATGGAACTATAATTCTTCCCGTTATGACGATTGAACGTACTAGTATTGAGAAAAGTTTATCTAAAAAAGGTAGTTTCTTTGGCGCGCCACCATCCATGCTTCCTGGCGGCACTGATGTTGTCACTGTTGCAAAACAAATTAATCAAGAACGCACCTCTATCGAAGAGAACGCATTGGCTTATTATAAAGTGCAACAGCTTAATTTCCCGCGCCCTCCAACCCGAACGGTTTATCGCTTTGCCTCTATTCCGATGCCTGTATATCTGAATCTTACTTATTCTATTATTGTGCGCACTCAATACCAACAGCAAATGAACCAGGCGCTTGCGCCATTTTGGACGAGCGTGGGAAATCAGGCTGGCATTAATTATTTTACGATATCTAAAGATACTCATAGGTTCGAGGCTTTCATGGCTGAAGACTTTGGTCAACAAAATAATTTATCTGACATGGGAACTGATGAACGGACTATCGAAACAAAATTTGATATTAGAGTTTTGGGATATGTTATTGGAGCAGATGTAAATCAGGAAGCCCCTAAAGTTATGATAAGAAACAGCGCAGCGCGGATGACTATAAATAATGAAAGATGCATAGTCGGAGAAATACCCGAAGGATGGGTCGAGATTGACCGTTTAGCCTCTGGCGGCCGTGAAACAGACAGGACAATGAATCCAGGCCCGGGCAAAATCGCGGACTGCGACGATGAATTTGAATGTTAGGAATAAAAATATAATTGTTGGAGTTTTTGGATGAATAGCTTACTATTTATAAGAGAAAATATTGTAACCAAAGTCGTCACTTACGATATATTAGAAGGAGAACAATAAGATGTCAATTAAGCAATTTAAGTTTGTATCGCCTGGAGTTTTTATCAATGAAATTGATAATTCTTTTTTGCCGGAAGAGTCGGTAAAAACGGGCCCCGTAATCATTGGTCGAACTAAACGAGGCCCTGGAATGCGCCCTGTTAAAGTCCACTCAATGTCGGAATTCATTAATGTGTTTGGGAATCCCGTTCCGGGAGGAGATGGTAACGATGTGTGGAGGTACGGTAATTATACCGCCCCTACATATGCCGCTTATGCTGCTCAAGCTTATTTACAAAATAGCACTCCTACGACAATTGTTCGACTTCTTGGAGCACAAAACCCAGACAATGATGGGACAGCCGACGCTCAAGCCGGCTGGCAAACTGCTTTTGGTTATGGCGTCACACCGGCGTCTGCCGGCGGCGCCTTCGGTTTGTTTATTTTTGAAAGTGGCTCAGCCATCAGCACCACCGGATCTCTTGCCGCTGTGTGGTATTGTGATACCGGAGGAGTTATGCTTTCTGGATCAGACGCGGTTGGCACTATGACTGGAAGTGTGGGTGACGCGGTTACAAGTGTGGATATAGGAACTACCTTTAAGGCGGTTGTTTACGACGGCGCCGGGACCGACATTCATATTACTGAATTTAATTTTAATACAAATTCTGATAAATTTATTCGTAAAGTCTTTAATACCAACCCCACCTTGGCGAATGCTGCAGTGATGGCAACTCCATCCACTTACTGGCTCGGAGAAACATATGAAAATTGGCTTGCGGATCCAAATGTTGGCCATAACATAGATCCTACTACCGGTGATTATTTTGGTGTTATACTGCCGCTGCTAGATACCACCGCCGGCGGGGCGAGCGTAGCAAACCAACATGTTCAGATGTTGCCAGCCGCAACTGATTGGATTTTTTCACAGGACTTGACAACTGATACGGGGTCGTATGACGCTTTCACTGCGAATAGGGTGCAGAATTTATTCCGAATTCATGCGATTAACAGTGGATTGTGGGAAGCACAAAATCTTAAGCTTGCGATTCAAGACATCAAAGCATCTACAACAGCGGATGATCCTTATGGAACTTTTTCGCTTGTGTTAAGAAGGGCAGATGATACTGATGAATCTATTGAATATATAGAACGATTTGCACTGTGTAGCTTGAACCCTCAATCTGTAAATTATATAGCAAAGAAGGTGGGCGACATGCACAGCGAGTGGGATTATGCCGAGGCTCGCTATAAAGAGTATGGTAATTATCCTAATCGTTCCAAATACATGCGTATGGAGATGGATCCCCGCATTGATGATTCGGTTGCCGATGCGCTTTGTTTACCTGCCGGCTTTTATGGACAGGCCAAATATCGAACATGGCACATGCACAGCGGAAGCGGAACCCCCATGATCTCCGTGACGGACACCAACCGCCCAGGTACTCCCGTCACAGGTGCTCTGGACCAAGTACCGCCAATCCGCGCTAGTGGCCTGGGCGTCTTGGTGGGCCTTG